TACCATCAATTAAATGGTTATAACTATCAATAAACTTATCTTTTACAATACCCATTCTATCTTGGTAATATGTGTAGTTATTAATTTCATTCTCTAAATTAATTGATGTTTCTGTATAATATATTTCTAACCCTTGCAACGCTGTAACCCTTGTTAATATATCTTTGTTTTTTGTTCCTATTGCATACTCCCACCCATTGGCTCTTAAATTTAATATACTATTTGGTCTTGCATTGTCGCAAACTATTATAGCATTCTTTGGTATTCCTAAATTATTCATAACATACGTTACAACTCCGTCTGAACTTTGTTTTAATTTTAATAATATTTCATTTGATAAACCTTGAATTATTTGATTTTCACTTTTATAATGTAATTCGTGAATAAATAACTTATTATCATATACTTTTAATTGTGAAATTGCAAATGGATCATTAACTCCCCAGTCTAAAACATAAATACTATTATTTGTATTGATATTAATAAAATCTTTAAAACTTATTTTATCCCAACCAGTAAACACAATATTATCTAATATAGCAACTTGCCCCAGTCCATAAACCCTCCATTTATTTGCATAGAAATGATTTTTTATATTTTCTGGTATATCGTATTTTTCTAAAGTAGCATCAATAAAACCTTTTGTCTTATATTCTAAAATATTAATAACTTCTTCCTTTGATAAAAACTCGTTATCTGTAAATGTTAAATTTATAAAGTTTCTGCTATCTATAAAATCATGTCCCCAAAATAACTCGTTCGGATTAAAATCAATTATTTTCATTTTGGCTCTGGAAGTCATCTCATCCCACTCTTCCAATCCGAATTTATTTGCCTCGTTTCCAAATACAATATCTCGCCTTAAACCCTTACCAACATCTGACTGGTCTAGTCCCAAAAATTCAATGTAACTTTCATTTGAAAATCTAGCAATACATTCTGAGCCATTAAAAATATAAGATAGTTTCCAGTCTTGTAATATCTTTTTTAAATCTCTTACAACTCCCTTTTTCATTTTTGAGAGTTCCCCACTAACTATTGATATTTCTGTCTTTGGTCTTAATACTGCTGTTCTAATTAAGTGCATCAATATAGATATTGTTTTTCCGGCACCTTGCCCCCCTTGAATAACGTAAGTACTTTGCTTATTTCTGAATAATAAATCTATTTTCCAATAAGCTGTAGTTTCTTTATATAATCTTTCATTATTCATTATTTAGATTATCAATTAATGGATTTTCTCCTGCAGTTGGCGGTGTCAAAGTTATTGCCTTGCCATCGGTTGTGTGGTCTGTATAATTTTGAGATAATTTCTTATGCTCCTCTGGAGTTGCAATCAATTTCATTAGTCCCATTTGTAGGGTTGCATTGTCGCTATCATACCATTTTTTACGCATTGAAGTTTTTAAAGAAATCTTATTCGTTTCAATTAATCCCTTTAACTCGTTCATTTCGTTAGAATCAATTGGGAAGAAATCATAAAAAGTAGGCTTTGCAATTCCAATAAAAGCCACCACCTCCTCAACAAAGATTAATCTTTTTGAAACGATTTGCTCCTTTGCCTGTTCAAATATTTTCTTGCGGTCGTATGCCATTATTTCCATTCATTAGTTACATCAACTCCGTTTCTTTTAACGGTTAAAGTATCATCAAGTTTAAGCATTCGTTTTACAATTACATCGCAGTATTTTGGGTCAAGTTCCATACCGTAGCATTTACGTTTAAGTTGGTGTGATGCTACCATCGTACTTCCGCTTCCCAAAAATCCGTCAAAGCAACTATAAAATGGAAAATCTTTAAATATATCGTTAAATAAGCCAACAGGCTTTTGAGTTGGATGAACTCTTGTTTTCCCTTCAATACTTTTATCTCCTTTTCTTATCATTCCATTCCATTGCCATTTATATAGTTTAGCTCCTTTTTGAAATGATGTCCAAGCCAACTCTACGTCTGCAAAATTGCCTGTATTTTCTTTATCCCAAACTATCCAACACATTGAAGGATTTAAGAAATCAGTAAAATAGTTTCCACCCCAAATAATAAAGTTTTCCATACCTAATGAAATACAAGTATTGTAAAAATCTCTGGCTGTATCTGTTGTGTCATCTCCAATAATTTGAGAATAATTTTTAGCTTTAACTATCTTACCACCTCCTACACTTCCAAATCCTTTATTCCCTCCTACCTTACTACCTTGAACAACACTAATACCATAGGGTGGGTCTGTAAATACTAAATCAATTTTATTACCATCCATCAACTTAGCAACCGCATCGCTATCAGTTGAATCCCCACAAAGCAAACGATGCTCTCCAATTTCGTAAAGGTCGCCTAATACTGTAATCGGTTCTTCGGGTGGTGTTGAATCAAAATCATCTTCGGTTGCTTCTAATACCTCATCTGTTTCAAAATTAGGAATATCCAACCCCCACGCTTCCAACTCCTCGTTGTCCCATTCATTTGCTAATAATTCCCAGTCGTGGTCCCCAAAAGAAACATTGTCTTTTATTGTGTATGCCTTTAATTTTTCAACGCTTGTTTCGGTAGGTAGTATCTTTGTAGGTACTTCTTTAATTCCTAATTCTTTTAATGCTTTTAACCGCATATTACCACAAATAACAATTAATTCTCCTTTGTTATCATAAGCAATAACCTCACGAAGTTGTAACATTTCTGGATCATCTTCCAAAGACTTTTTTAACTTAATAAATTTGTCGTCTTTTAAAATACGAGGGTTTTTAGGAAGTCCTTCAACTTGCCCCGTATTGTTTTTTAAGTCTTTTATTTTAACTAATTGCGTTTGCATTTTGCAAATATATAAAATTATTTTTTAATATCTTTAATTCTCAAACCTTTTATGTAGGAGTAGTAATTTATTTCTTTACTTTGATTTTCTAAATTATCATTATACCAATCAAAAATAAGCTCTTTAGGTGCATTATATTTTAAATCTGTTATAATATCTCTAAAATCAAAATAAAAATCATTTATAAACACTATTTGCCCTATATCATCGTTTACCCAATGTATTTCACTTTCTGAATATATATCATCGTTTACCCAATGTATATCAGTTTCTGAATTTGATATACCTTGCTTATTTAAAAATTCAATCAGTAAGGAATTACATATGTTTTCGTATTGTTTTAAATTATTCATAATGCAAAGATATTAATTTTTTATTTAATTTAGTACTTTTTCAAAAGTTATTTTACAAGTGGTTTCAATTTTATTTGCCAGTTCTTGCATTATAGTTGATTTTGAGTAAATATTATTATCGTATATTTCTGCCAGTGCTGGTTCCAATAGATCTATAAGCTCTGAAGATTTTACTCTTATTTCTTTTGTAATAGTTGAGTCTGCTTTTAATTTATCTAGTAAATCTATTAATAGATAAATTAAACCTGCTACCATTAAAATCAATGTTTGTTTTGCTTTCATAATTAAGAAAATAAGGGTCTTGCTTTTTCTATTAAATCTATGAAATTTTTTAAAAATAAATCTCTAGTTTCTGCGTCTTGGAATGATAGGAAATTATTACAAGCCATTGTGTTTGTTGATGTTATTTTATTAAATGAAAAATCTACACAATACTTTATATTTTTATCTTCCCAATCAGGCACCCATCCATTTCTGTAAATTTCACGGAGTTGGGATAGTTGAGCCAGTGCTATTGATGACTCAGCTTGTTTCTTTGTTGCAAAGGTGTTTTTATTTTCTGGTATTGCAAATACATAAGTACTACGAGATATACTATTTTCATCTACAAAATAACCTTTAAACTCTACAAACTCGTCCCATGTTTTAGGAAGTCCTTTATTTTCTAATTCTGGATATAATTTCAATGCTATATTTTTAAGCTCCAAATTATCTCCTTTGTACCATCTTACTGCTGTTTCTGGTGTTACTTCTAAATTTTTCATAATTTTATAATTTTGAATTTAATATTAAATAATTTTTATTTGCTTTGTATTTACTTATTTCATGCTGGATTAATCTTTTTGGAATATCTAAATGCTTTGACAAAGTTTCTATTAATTCATTATTTGTTTTAATGTAGTCT